CTACCTGAAAACCAAAAAGAAACTGGCGAAGCTGGGAAATGGGCTGATAGGACTATTATTTGTCGGCTTTGCGGCGAGATTAGCGTCGCTGCATTGACAGAAGAAAGGCTCCTGAGGGAGCCTTTTTAATGTCTGGCGTAGCTGGAAAGCCGCGCCAGACAAGGCTTCACGTTTTACTACTAGCAGTCAAAAGCCATAAAAAGCGGCTAGGGTGTGGACACATTGTGGACACTCTGACCACCATTTGCACCCTTCAACGGGTTAAGCGAAATCGCGTCCTGCAGGTACTGAGGAGCGAAGTGCGCATAGACCATTGTCTGCGCAATTTTCGTATGACCTAAGATCCTCTGCAGTGTGATGATGTTGCCCCCGTTAATCATAAAGTGCGTCGCGAAAGAGTGTCGTAGCGCATGTGTTGCTTGTCCGGCCGGCAAGTCGGGCTTAACCTCTTTGAGGGTTCGCCTGAAGTCAGCATAACTGGCCTCAGGAAACAGAAAGCCTCGTGTTTTGCCGACTACGTAAGCCGCAACGTCATCAGAGATCGGAACCGTTCGCGGTATGTTGGTTTTCGTCTTAACGAAAGACACCCGGTTATGAATCACGTTCTCCGCTTTCAGCCTTGCAGCTTCACCCCATCTTGCCCCGGTACTCAGACACAAGACGGCAATTTTACGATTATCACCTGAGAGCGCAGCAAGTAAGGCGTCAATTTCCGCAAGAGTGAGATAGCCCGTTTCGGCTGTCTGCTCTTTCAGTTTTTTGAATCCTCTGAATGGATGCTCACCGTTATACAGTTCTGACTCAATCAGGGTTGTGAACATCCCACCTAGCGTGATCAGATCGCGGTTGATGGTAGTTGGCTTAATACCTTCACCCCGGCGTTGAGCACAGTACTGCGTTATCAGGCTCTTGGTGATCTGGAAAGCGCACGGATTTCCGGTCATCGTTTCGAAACGTTCAATTTTCCTGAGATACGATTGACCGTGCTCCTCATGTTTACCTTTCAGCTTCCACCATAACTCTTTCAGTTCCGACAATTGGCGTTTGTCCGTTGGTTTTGAAAGCCATTCCTTTGAGTGATGGTTATATTGAGTATGCTTTTCAAAAGCCATCGCCTCGCTTTTCTTGTCGAACTTCCGACGGATGCGTTTTCCGTTACGCCCGGTCGGTCTAATGTCCACTTCATATCGACCATCATCGAGCTTTTTAACAGACATAAAGCCTCCCGATGATGTTACTGCGTACTTCAATTTCCTGATTTAAATAGCAAAAACTTACTGTGCATTTACTGCACAAATAAGCGCCATAAATAGTTAGCCAGTTTTCTGGTCTGAGTGGGATGACGTTGTTGTCTGCTGCCCAAAGTGCGCGAGAGCCGGTGCAATCTGCCCAGCTTCGGGTGTTATTTGATCAGTCATAAACCACAAGGTGTATTTAGTGAAGCGCGGATGCTGGAGGATTTTCATGATTTGTTCGACTCCCGGCTTTTTGTCACCGGCTTCATAACTACAAAAAGAACCGTAAACGATTCCAGTTAACTCACTGAATTGTCGCCTATTTAACCTTTCTGACTCTCTTATCAGCTTGATTTTTTCATGGATCTGTATTGACATAAAATCACCTATAGTTGAACATTATCACCTATCGTAGATTTATCTATTCGATAGGTGAATCACCTTTTAGAGCAACTAAACCCTATTTAGAGCAATTAATCACACTAAAGGAGAATCGTAACAGATGACTAACCAGCTTGTAAGCAGAACAGATGCGGTTCCATATCAGGAATTTGCCCGTCTTATTGGTAAAACCCCAGCAGCAGTTAAAGGGATGATTGAAAAGGGCAAGCTGCCTGTAGTCGAGATGACTGATCCGCAGTCAACGAGTGGGCGCGCAGGTGAATATTGGGTTTATCTGCCTGCCTGGAACAAGGGTATGAAGATGGCATATGACAGCCGCCCGAAGGAAATTCGTGATGGTTGGCTGATGTGGCTCGGATTAGGGGAGCCAGTATGAAGAATGAACCTCGCTGTATTGCACAGTTGCTTCGAAGAGAAAGTCCTAAACCTACCAACTTCACTATCACTCACGGTCGTGGACGCAAGGGCATAATCATCCGAACCCGTAAGCCGGGCGTTATCGAGAAGATTCGCCGTCTGGTCAAAAAGAGAGGACTGTGGTTATGACGGTAATGACACTGGACGTGATCCAGAAACAACCAACAGCGCTTCGCGGTCTGGTCTGCAAGTATCTGGCTCAGCCTCGCTGGCAAGACACTTGCGATTTTTACAATCAGATGATGGAACGGGAGCGTCTTACGGTTTGTTTCCACGCTCAATTAAAACAGCGTCACTCTGTCATGCGCTTAGAGGAAATGACCGAAGCCGATCGTGAGCGTCTTGTTTGCGCGCTTGATGAATTGAGAAATGCATTCACCCGGTATCGCCAACTTGGCACCTCTAAAGCAACTTTCATCAGCCGCCTGACTGTAAGCCAAAGACGCTCATTGTTTCTTCATGCGGGACTGACAGAGCAGGAATTTATGATGCCGCACTGGCGTTTGAATGAGGAGGACTGTTATTGGCGTGACAAACTTTTCCGCGCTTTGCGAGAGTTGTTCAGCCTTTTTGAGTACGCACCAACCATTTTAACCTCAGTAAAACCTGAGCAGTATTTACATTAATTAATCTGGATTCGTTTTATTACGCGCCTTACAGCGTGGGGACTCCTTTTGTCCGGAGATAGGCAAATGCAAAAACAAAATACAGCGCAGCGGGGGATGTATTCGGAACATCTGGCGCAGGCAGTAAGCGAGGCACAGCGCGACACGGCGACCCGTTTCTCTTCGCAGTTTGACGGACTTATCGCGTACATCAGTAAGTCAGAACTTAATCGCACCGAGATTATCGAGTTATTAGGCCAGGAGTCGGAAAAGTTACACAACTCAATTTTCGGTAGAGCTGGCTAATCACTTTTAACAGGAAGCAAAAATGAGCATACGCATCGAGATTAATAACCAATATGTCATCACTAGTGACCGCTATCAATTCATTTTGCAGGAAAAAAAGACCGCTACATCCGGGAAGAATGAAGGTAAGGAATGGTTGGACGTTGTGGGTTACTACCCAACTGTCCCTAAACTCGTTTCAGGTCTGATTCTCCACGATATTTTGACAGGTGAAGCGAGCAGCTTTGCAGAATTGGGCTATCAAATCGAACGCATTGGTCAAGAGTGCAGCGCTTGCTTTTCTAAAGGGAACACTCGCAAATGACGATTGATGCTCGATGCTTAGCTGATAACACAATCAACATAGTCACAGTTTCTGGCGGGAAAGATAGTTTAGCTGATTGGCTCTTAGCAATAGAGAACGGCATTCCTTTTCGTGTTGTGTTTGCCGATACCCGAGGTTGTCATGACGACGCTGATTATTGAGCCAAAAAAAGAGCCGCAGGATGTGCCGGGCGTGGTGATACCGCCACCGGGCGTGAGCGAGCCGGTAATCAAAAACACCACGTTTTTTCCTGACGTTGATCCAAAGCGCGTGCGGGAAGAAATGCGTTTAGAGCAGACCGTTTCCCCCGTGCGCCTGCGCCGGGCGATTAAGACCGCCATCGCGGAGACGAATGCGGAGCTGAGCGAATGGCGCGAGCGCCAGCTCGAAGCCGGTCACGCCACGCTGGCGGATGTCCCGACCGACCAGCTCGACGGCGAGAGCGTGCGCGTTTTCCACTATTTCAACGCCGTGTGTTCGATGACGACGGCCACGCTTTATGAACGTTTTCGCGGCGTGGATGCGACCGCCAAAGGCGACAAAAAGGCCGACAGCATCGACAGCACTATCGATGAAATGTGGCGGGATATGCGCTGGTCTGTGGCGCGAATCCAGGACAAAGCGCGCTGTATCGTGGGGCAAATCTGATGAAAGCCTACGCGCTGCAGGGCGACACCCTCGACGCGATTTGCGCCCGGTACTACGGGCGTACAGAGGGGGTAGTCGAAACCGTCTTAGAGGCTAATCCCGGCCTGTCTGAGCTCGGCGTTATCCTGCCGCACGGTACGGCAATAGAGCTGCCCGAGACCGACAGCGCGGCCAGAACCGAAACGGTGAATCTATGGGACTGAGTATGGAAAAAATCACCACGTTTATCGCCTACTGGCTGGCCGTGGGGCTGGCGTATCTCGGGGCAGTTTCACCCGAAAAGATGGCGCTTTACGTGGGCGGCGGATGCGCCATTTTTACCGCGCTGACGAACTACTGGTTTAAGCGCAAGACGTACCTCTATCTGACATCGCTCGGACTCGATAAAGGGGCTATTCGTGAAATCAATCGTTAAACGTTGCAGTGTGGCCGCCGTGCTGGCGCTGGCGGCACTAATGCCTGACTTTCGACTGCTTAACACCTCGCCCGAGGGACTGGCGCTGATTGCCGACCTCGAAGGTTGTCGCCTGACGCCTTACCAGTGCAGCGCGGGAGTGTGGACGTCAGGCATCGGCCACACTGCAGGCGTCGTCCCGAAAGAGGAGATCACCGAGCGTCAGGC